AAGTGTGTTCGCAGGAAAGTAAATCGCATCATTCTCAGTTAATTTATACTTCATTCCATCTATCTCCCAGAGCGTGGAACCAACACACTGTATATTCAGAATGTCCGTTTCATCAGAGTGCATACCAAATCCGACACAGTCAATATCATATGCAACAAAGAAGTGTGCATCGCATGCGAGTGAACCTGTTTCGTTAGAGAGTATCTGACAGAATTTTTTTACTTCATTCGTGGTAATGTAAGCGGTCTGAGAACAGTATCCGTGTTCGTACAGTTTTATATTATCCACCGAGCGAGCATACTCTGCGTCTGCTTCAGCGTCTTCAAGTGTAATGTTTAAATCATAAAAGTTCGGGAGATAGATTACTTCCTCGTTGCGTATTGCGTTCTGAAGTTCAAGAGAGAATCTCATAGAGGATGCATACCATAATTACTGCTGAACGAATTATCAAACGTATTTACATCGAATCCAATTGTAATCCTTGGCGATCTGTATGAAAGAATCTTAACTCGATGGCGTCTGTTACCAGGACCGATATAAACATTTCCTATTTCGTTATGAATCTCAAACCCATCTTCAAACTGAGTAACTGAGTTCTGAGGATCAATGCAGATATATCCATGCCAAGGAATCGTGTGATTATGCCAATTAAGAATCTCCTCCACTGATTTCTCTGGATGATAGTTTAACCATGATTGATAACAGAGTGGAGTTTCAGTGCCAAGATAGTCAAGTATGATTGAGCGTAATTCAAAGTACAAGTCTGCCCAAAGTTTCTTTGGAGTTGCTACGGAAAAAACATTATACTCAGCATGTGATCTAGTTGGTTCACCAAACTTTCCTGCTATTGTTCTATTCAACCATTTACAATCTAGGCAAAGTTCTTCGTGATTACTTGATACAATCTCTGACTTGTATATTTTATGATGTTGCATAGTTTCGTAGCAAGAGTTCCTTACGATTCTTTTCATCCTCACGATAGTTCTTGCCTGAGTGCAACGTGTAGGTCAGATCAAAGGTGTGTTGCTCCCATCCTGCGTACATCTCTTTCAGTAATTTATTATTATCATAAGAGATCATCATGGGAGAGTGTCGTTCTGAGACATTCTCGTAGAAGAGATCATGGTCGAAGGACTTATGCATATCACCATTACGACCATAGAGAAATGAGTTACCATCCTTACCGACCTTGGCATAGGGAGGATCGAGATAGATAAATGTCCCAGGATCATCAGTTAGGCAACTGGCATAATCATAGTTCGTTATTCGCCAGTCTTTGATATGTGCACCATACTGTAGCAGTGATTCAATGTTATTTACACTGAAGTTAGACACGGATGCCTGTTCACTGAAACCTGAAGACTCTCCAAGACCTGAGAAGGAACACTTGTTGCATACCCACCAGCGCCAACCTACCTGAAACGCATCATTGTGTGTATCGAGTAAATACTCCTTGCATTCATCAAATAATTGGCGGTGACCCGTAGCGTCACCTGCATCACGTTTCGCGCTCAGAAGGCGATTGACGAGGTCTGAAGGAGAGTCACGGAGCGTAACCCAGAAGCAATACAGATTATAATACTTGTCATTGATATGAATGGGAACGTGAGGGAACTGACGTGAGAAAGCAAATGCCATTGAACCACCACCAACAAATGGTTCCACGTATTTGCCTATCATGGTATCGGGCAGGAAGGTCAACAGTGTCTTGGTAGCACGTGACTTCCCGCCCATATAACGCAATGGGGTTTTTAGTTTTTTCGGTAGCATAATATAATATTATACTCAATCAGGGTCAAATGTCAACCCATGTATAGTTTATCAATGTGATCCGAGAATGCTTCAATCTTAGTCAGACGCTCTGGCCAATATATGTAATCACGCTCTGGGTCTTTTTTAAGATTGTTTAGAAGTGGTTGAATTGCCTTATAGATGTTATCGAGTCGTGCCTTGATCTCATCTGCTTCTGCTGTGGTAGACTCTAACTTGGCGGTTGTCTCTTGAATAACCTCAAGTTCGTCGAGTGTAACTGCTGTAAAACCAAAGTCAAAGATATCTTCACTCATCATCTTCCTCCCATGCTCCGCAATAGTTACAGGTTTCGTCCTTACCGATCCACACGATTGCCATCTCTACAGTGCAAGAATGCTTCCACATGTTGTCATAGTTGACTTCGTGTAGCATTTTTGGTTTGGGGTTACTGAAGATACGATCCCAGTTAGATTCAAACTGTTCTCTGCTTACCGAGAGTGGTCTCGGCGTGTCACCTTTTCCGCTCATTGTAAAATAATTCCGCTAGTTTGTTGTTGCCATGCACTTTCAAGTTCAGGAGCAGTTGCAACTACAGCAACGATGCTGCCTTTATAAAATATAGCACCAGTAGGATCCTTGATGCCAGTCATACAAATACCAGGAGCAAGACCTGCCCCACTCTCTTGATTTACAAACAGACGTGGATCTGCTAATTCGATAGAGTCAGAATTTTCTTCCACTACGCGACCAATCACTTCACCAACATGTGTTACTAATGTTACAACGTCACCTTTCATAATTTATCACCTTGATTAATCATCTTTTCTTTGTGTTTCTGAATCCAACGATCAAGCGCATCCTCTAGATCTTGTTGATCGAAAGTGCCTTCTTCAGATAGTATTCTTATCATTTTTAATCCAGCTTCAGCGGAACCATCTTCATAACCTAGTCGAAATCCTACTGTTCCTCCTAGTAATCTACCTGTATAGTATGCTCCTGCTAAAAGGAATGTTGCAATTACCGTATGGGTAATGGGATCCAAACTTAAGATCCCATAAAACCTTGTATTGCTGGTAAGAACTGAAGGATAACTAATCCTCCAAGAACCATGTATGTTATACGTTCTACTCGTACAAGGCGAGATTCAATATCGTCTAGTTGTTGTTTCAAGCCATGCACAGACTCTTCAATGTGGTCTATTTTGCTTTTCAACACCGCTACCTCTACCTGAAGTTTAACTTCTGATTCGTCCTGTAACATTTTAGTGATCCAAGGAAAGAAAATTTGTAGAGTTATTTAGTTGAATTGAAAACCCTCCGCATTAATTTTTTTACCAGAACTACTTAAATCAAAGACTGGAATGTCCTCTTGCGGTATTTTTTTACCAGATGCAACGTCCTTAACGAGTTCGTGCTCAGGATCTTCCACGTCAAACAGTTTCATCTTACTCCTGTCTACACCGATCACGAATCGTTTATGCATATTGGGATCGCTGTATCGGTTCTTCAACTGTTTTACCATAATCTGATTTAGAGCATTGAGTTCATCATTGGATACCATGGCAAGCATCAGATCAGCGGTAGCAGGTAGACCAAACGATTCACTGGTATCTTCAAGACCAGGATCGGACGATCCATAACCTGATCGCGTAGTCTGAGTTGCTGACATGATAGGCAGGTTAAACTCAACAGCAAGACCTCGTAACTCCTCGGCGATTGCCTTGACAAACGTGTAGGTGTTTACTGAACCGCCCACTGACTTGATACGAGAGGAGGCGCAAATATTCAGATAGTCAATGAATACAATATCAGGTACAAACTTCTTCTTGAGTTTGAGTTCATTCATCAGTGCACGGAAGTGACCCGAATGTGCCTGCGACGTGGGATACTCCTTGATAACCAGAGTCCCTTGCGTTTTCTCGGCAATCTTCTGTACCTTGCCTACAAACATATCTTTGGATAGTGTTGAGATCTGATCGAGTGACACGTCTAACAGATTGGCGTCGATACGTTCAGCGATACGTTCCTCCGCCATTTCCATGGTAACATACAATACATTCTTGCCTTGCGACAACGCTGACGCGGCACAATGACACATGAACAATGATTTACCAACACCTGTACCAGCGAGGATAATGTTCAGAGACTTGTTAGGCAATCCACCCTTGGTGATCTTGTTCAGATAATCAAGATCAAACGGGATACGTTCCTCGACAGTGTGGTAGAACTCATATCGACTCTCAGCGTCCTGTAAGTAATCGTGACCGATATTGGTATCAAAAGTAACAGCAAGTGCTTTCGATAGAATATCAGGCAGTGCGTTTTTGGTCAGAGTCTTGTGCTTACCGTCAATGATAGAGATAGACTCCATGACTGCATTGAACAGGGCACGGTCTTGGCACCACTTCTCAGTACTATTAACCAACCAATCCATATCAGTTTCAGTATCTTTACGAAACAGATCAGGCAAGATATCCATAGCATGCCTGAATGCTTCCTCAGAGAAAGTCTCCTCGCTTTCCTGTAGCGATACCTTAAATGAATCTACAGAAGGGATACCATTATATTTTGCCACATACTTGGCAAACTCTTTGAACAGTTGTTGCCCCACACCTTCAAAATATTTGGGATCCATAAATGGAACGACTTTGCGCATGTAATCTTCATTTGTGAAGAAAGATCGCAAAATCATGTTTTGCATATCACTATTCATCTATAGGTTTAGTCCGTAGAGCACCATCTTTTTGCCAATCACCGAGAGCGGTAGTCAGACAAGAAGTTAAAGTATTGAGAAAATGTATGTGATCTTCAACTACTGAATTTTCAGGATGATACATCTTGAAATAATCAAATTGAAGTCCATCATCTTGCATCATAATATTCTGAAATTTGATAAGGTAATCTTGATAAGGATCTTTTAGCAATAGCATAACCCATTCATCAGATGCTGATGGATTATTACTATCAGATCCTGCCTCAGGATCTGGTAAGATAAGATAATCGTCGTGTTCACCAACGTTGAACGCTTTGATATCTTCATCTGCCATAATAGTAAGAGCATCTATTTCCGGATGTTTATCCAGATATTGCTCCATTGCTGCTTTATTAGACATCAATATGGTCTCGGTTCTTGATGTGTTGCTCAGCAATATCCTCTTTGGACTGCCCATAATATTCAACAGCGATATGTTTCTCAATCATCATTGCATTTACACTGCGATATGAGTCAGTCTCAGCATCGTAGATGATAAACTCACCAAGGATACGACCGAACTTACCGCGTCCATCTTTCTTGGTGCGAATAACACCTGTCTTACCAAGTGCACTTTTCAGGTAGTTCTTGGCATACAGTCCATACTTCTTCTCTTCTTTGTCACGAGTGCGCGACTCAGGCGTGTCAATACCATACAGGCGTATACGTTGATCGCGTAATACAATATCAAAACCTAGATCAATATCAACATCAACTGTATCACCGTCAACTACTCTGACAATTTTACATTGATACTCAAACATATTCTTCCTCTAACTCTAATTCTAATTCTTCAATTTCCCCACCAATCTGGTAGGATTTCCTTACGAACTCTTTGAAGTCAGATTCGGTAAGGAGCGACTCCCAGAAAGAATCCTCTCTTGTATCTCTTTCTCTGACTTTGTTGCCAACCAGTTGTCCAGTGCTCTTATCAACCAGTTGATACCAGCCGTTGCTAGGTTTAATAACATACCCACCAGCAAGAGCAACATCCAAAAGACCAGAATAACGCTCAATACCACCTTCCCAACTAACAGAGACAGGAACTTTTGACTTCTCTCTAACATAACGCGACTTCTCCACGTTGATTATGAAATCGTAACCAGTGACTTCAGTACCAGTCTTGTTCTGGCGACGACCAATGATCCACACATTATCAGCAGAGTACATA